AGTTATGCCGTTATTGACCAGTAGTTCGGCAATTTCACGTGGGCTTTTTTTGTTTGTGCAAAATAGACCCAATTATACCCTATTTTGGGGCAAATAAAAGGGATAATTCTTTGAACTATCTTTGAACAAGTTTTTCTATTTGCACCTATTTAGTGGAAAATAAAGCAGTTTCCCGCCAATTTACCCCGATTCAAGCTGTTTAATGCAATTTTAAACATTAAAAAAACATTAAAACAGTATGGCAACATTTAAAGCAATCGTTTTCCAAACAGGAAGACATATAAAACAAGATGGAACATCAAATATAAAAATTAGAATCTATCATAATAGAGAATCCCAGTATATAGCAACCAGCTACTATATCCGCCCAGAAAACATGGACGACTCCGGCCGGATCCTACCCAACGTACCTAACAGTGAAATGATAGAGTACGAAATAAATGCGTATATCCAAAAGATCAGGAGAGAGTATTTGAAGTTAGGACAAGAAAGAACCCAATTTATGTCATGTAAGGACTTAAAAGAAGAAATAGAAAAATCATTAGTTCCTGATGCCGAATTTATAGATTTTGTAGAGTTTACTCAAAATATAGTAATTCAAACGGAAAAGAGAAAAACTGCCGAATGGTACAGATCTTCTATCGATACCCTATGTTGGTACATGAAAAGAAAAAAGATAGATATAAAACTTATCACTTCATTCATGCTGAATAAGATGATCAAAGACTTATATCACTCCGGACCTGCCGGCACACCTTTAGAACCAGGCACAGTAAGCCATTATCTTAGGGGAATAAGAGCATTGTATAACAAGGCAAAACTCTATTATAATAACGAAGACTTTGATATCATAAGGATTCCTGGCAACCCATTCAAGAAAGTTGAAATCCCGGAGTATCGGAGAAAACGAAAGAATATAGATACCAACACCTTATTAAAAATCCGAGATTTTCAGTCTGATAAGAAATGTACTAATATGGCTCGTGATGTCTTTATGATGATGTTCTATATGATGGGAATCAATATCAATGATTTATATAGCATATCATGTGAACGTCGTGGAAGGCTGGAATACACACGTTCAAAAACAAAAACGCGGAACAATCATGAGCAAATACCGCTTTCGATAAAAATAGAACCGGAACTCCGCATCCTCCTTGATAAATACACAGAGGGTTATTTCCTCTCCTACTTTCATACCAACTATTGCAACTTGAATAATTTTATGCGGGCAGTCAATAATGGGCTGAAAGATATTTGCATGAACTTAGAACTCGATTTCAAGATCACCACGAACTGGGCGCGCCACAGTTGGGCCAGTTTGGCGCGCAACAAAGCTGGAGTTCCTAAAGCTGATATTGATTTCTGCCTTGGTCATGTGAATAACGATTATAAAATGGCCGATATCTACATTGATATAGATTATAGTATTTGTGATAAAGCAAATCGTGCTGTTTTGGACTTATTGCAAAAAAAAGAAGAAAAAAAGACCTGAAACGTTTGCAAAAACAAAAACTCTATATATATTTGCAATCGAAATGGTGTTGAGCTGGATAAAACAATGATTTTATCCGGCTTTTATTGCACATATATGCTTCAATTGTTCATATTACTGAAACTCATCTCATTTTTACGCTATGCGCCACAAAACAATGACGCATGGAAATAACAGTTTCAAAAACAGCTTTATTAGATAAGCTTAAATCAATCGGGCGAATCATACAGCCCAAAAATTCAATACCGGCCTATGACAACTTTTTGTTTGTCGTCGATGAATTTGGTATCATCCTAGTTACAGCAGGAGAAGAAGGCGGGCGTATCTCTACCAATATTGACGGTAAAACAGACTTTACTGATCGTTCTTTTATGGCTAATGCCAAAACATTACTTGATGGATTAAAAGAAATCCCGGAGCAGCCATTAACTATTCATCTCTACGAAAAAGAATTGGTAGTCAAATATGCTAATGGAAAGTTCTCTATACCTGTTGAAAAAGGAGATCAATACCCGACAATGAGTACAGATAATACTGCTACCCCATTACTTGTATCAGGAAATGACTTGCTATATGGAATAAGGCAAGTATTGTTTTGCAGTGCCAATGACGAATTACGTCCAGTACTGAATGGAGTCTATTTTGATATAGATTTAGATACTATCTCATTTGTTGCAACAGACGGTACCCGACTTGCGATGATTGAGAATCCTTCCGCTTATACGCGCAAGGAACGGGCAGCCTTCATTCTGCCAAGTAAATTTGCCAAAGTCCTTTCTAATATTGTTCCGGAAGATTGCATGGAAGTAGAAATATCAGTAAATCAGACTAATATTTTATTTGAGTTTGATTCATACCGTTTAATCTGCCGCATGATTGAAGGCCGGTTCCCTAATTATCGTGCTGTCATCCCTCAAAAGCAACCCAACCGTGCAGTATTGAAAAGAACCGATATTGTATCAGCCTTAAAACGCGTATCTGTTTTCTGTGATGAAAACTCTTCTCTGGTGATACTCAAGTTTTGTCCTGATTCCCTTAAAATTACAGCCCATAATTTAGACTTCTGTAAATCAGCTGAAGAAACTGTTGCTCTACGAACGGGTTGTGATATTGAAATTGGCTTTAAGAGCAGCTTTTTAATCGAAATGATAAACAATATTCCCTCCGAGGATATTGCTATTACTATGAGTGACCCGTCGAAAGCCTCAATTCTTACTCGCTGCGATGAAGAAGTTCGTAGCTTGACTTATTTATTAATGCCTTTATCTATTAACTATTGATACTATGGGAAAAGAATACCAATCACCTAAACAGGTTATTCAATCGTATTTGGAAGAGAGAGCAAAGAGTGATCCCCTCTTTGTCACTTCCTACACAAAGCCAAACAAGAATATTGATGAATGTTACGACTATATCATAGGAGAAGCAAAAAAACGCGGTGGTAGTGTTGTATGTATGTCTGACGATGAAGTATTCGGATTGGCAGTTCATTACTATGATGAAGATGATACCAAAGTTAGTAAGCAGCCTGCAACAAAAGCAGTTGTTTCTAATCGACCTGAAAAGAAAAAAGAACTTATACCATCTATTGAGAAGACCAAACCGGAGCAGATTGCTAATAATAAACGTAAAGGAAAGAAAAAGGAAATACCTACCGGACAATTTTTATTATTTGAAGACTTATGAGACCAAGAACAAAATTACAGCTTAGAGTTGCTAATTTGAGTAGCCAGCTGCCTAATATTGAGAGTTTGATGATTGACTGGGCTAAGAATGAGTGTTTGAAACATATAGGATATGCAACCAAGTCACGTATTATCTGTATGGAGTGCGGCCAACGCTTCGCTCCGGAACTTGTAAAACGTAAACGTGCTGTTTGTCCTCATTGTGATACGTCTTTGAAAATAGAACAGTCGAGGAAGCGTATCAATAAACAGACAATGTTTATTGGCAAGGCAGAAATTTGTGAGGAATTCCAAATTATCCGAAGTTTTGAATTGATTGCTTATTACCGAGCAGAAACAAAGCCTCGTTATTATATTCGTGAGATACTACAACATTGGATAAAAGACGACGGTAACCGGGAAGTAATAGCTCGTGCCAATAATACGGGATTCAGTGGTTGGTACGGAGATCTGGAGATACGGAATAAAGTTGTTGGATCATATTATTACAACTATAGCAATGATATTTATTGCGAACGCTATCATCCGGCCTCTGTCTTTAGACCTAAGTATATTCGAATGGGTATAGATTGTAAATTACGCGGTATGTCATTTCTTACTGCCACCAATACAATTCCCCATTCTCCCAAGGCTGAAACACTTCTAAAGGCAAGACGTTATGAATTAATAGATTATTACGAGGGACACCGTTACAAGATTGATATGTATTGGCCGTCTATAAAAATTTGTCTTCGTAATAAATATCGGATTAAAGATGTTTCGATGTGGTTTGATTATCTGAAACTACTAGATCATTATCATAAAGATCTGCATAACGCTCATTACGTTTGTCCTAAGAATCTAAAAAAAGCTCATGACTTGTATGTGGCGAGAAAGAAACGTGATGATGAAAAAGAACGCAAGGCTAAAGAAATGCAACAATTGCTTAAACTCAAGAAGGATGCAGAGAATTATATCAAAGAAAAATCGAAGTTCTTTGACCTAAAAATGTCTGATGGTAAAATAGTCGTAGTACCGCTCAAAAGTATTGAAGAGTTTCAACAAGAAGGTGAAATCATGCACCATTGCGTCTTTACAAATAAATATTATAAAGAAAAGGATTCACTCATTCTTTCTGCCCGAATAGGCAAGAAACATGTTGAAACAGTCGAGGTCAATTTGAAGACGTTAAGTATTGTTCAATCTCGTGGTGTCTGTAACCAAAACACCGAGTATCATGAACGCATTATCGGGCTCGTAACAAAGAATATGAACTTAATACGTCAAAAGCTGACGGCATAAAAAAGATCTAAATATGGCAAGACCATTAAAACAGGGACTGGATTATTTTCCTTTAGATACAGATTTCTTATCTGATAGGAAAGTACGCAAGATAATAAATGCTTGTGGCCCAAATTCTGTCACTATACTAATTTGCCTGCTATGTAATATCTACAAGGATAAAGGGTATTACATCGTGTGGGACAAAGAAATGCCTTTTGATATTGCTGATATAGTCGGGGTATCCGAGGGCGCTGTAAGTGAAGTCGTGAAGAAGGCCCTACAAGTGGAATTATTCGATAACACCCTGTATAGAAAGTTCCATATTTTATCTTCCCGTGGTATTCAAAATAGATTTAAAAGCTGCACTTCAAAAAGGAAAGATGTTGAAATTATCCCTGATTTTTGGATTAATGACGTCAATAACTCAATAAATGTAGGTGATAATGAACAAAGTAAAGTAAATAAAAGAAAATCTTCTCCCCCACATATACGCGTGGGAGAACTTTTTCCGGCGGATAGCTTCTTCGATAAGTCCTTAGATGATTGCTATGCTGAACTTAAATCAAATCAATCATGGGCGGAAACAGTAACGATGAATACTCGTTCTTCCGGCTACAATGACTTTACACTAGAAGCTTTTTACGAGTATTTGAAGCAGTTTTTCATGGAGCAACAGAATAAAGGCGAAACAGCGAAGTCTCCCAAAGATGCTATGTCCCATTTTGCTAGTTGGTTGAAAATTGAGCTTAAAAACAAGAAAGATGAACGGAGAACTAATAAAAACAGAACTGCAGGTAGTGCTAAGTCCGTCACAGATTGTCCAGAAGACAGCGATCAGAAAGGAACTAACACCGATACAGCAGGCCTTACAAGCTGGATCGACAGCCTCTCAATTGGTCGCTGAATGGAGCGGTACAATCGCACAACTAAACTGTAATGTCTCATTGTCAGATGTGGCTAATGCAGAGAATATACCCACTTTGGCAGATGTAAACAGGAGCTTTAGCAACTCAACATCGGTAGAGATCATTACCGAGCATTTGAAATCTGTGCTGAGATATGCCGGTGTTGAGTTGACTAATGCCCAGCTGGCAGAAACAGCCCTGTCGATACTATCTAGCTACTGGTACCTGAATTTAGCCGAGTTATGTATCTTCTTCTCCCAGCTAAAGAACGGCAGCCGCGGACAATTCGTCTGGGGATCGAAGATCAATAATCAAGCGATCATGGTAGCACTTGTCGAATTTTGCAAAGACAGGCGACGCGAAATTGAGTATAGAGAAAATGAGCTTGCACGAAAAAAGGCTGAAACTGGCTATGCCCGTAATGAGAACTTGATTAAAGATATCGTAACGGGAGTTCAAAATACCAGAAAAGAACGAGAAAAAGCAAAACAGGACTTCAAGACCTTCTGTGAGCTATTTCCATATCTGCCTGATAAGTATGAGCCCATGGTGCTTTGGAAAGCATGGGGAGGCAATAAAGAGGCTCTACGTAAGATTTACGGTGAAAGTATTCCTCCTCCAGATGTAGCCGAAATGGATATCGGGATGTATTTGTGTAATTATAACATTGCTAAAACTAAAGAAAATGAGAGTTAAAGTATTGACAGTAAAACAGCCGTGGGCCTCATTGATCGTTCACGGTATCAAAGATATTGAGAACCGGAGTTGGCAAACAAATTTTCGTGGACGTGTACTTATACATTCAAGTGCAAAGGGAGATATTGCTAAATTTGGTTGTTTACAGCCAAACCAAAGATTAAAGGTGCTCAATACACCTATGAGCCGTATAGGTTTCAATGATCTTCCTTTTGGCTCCATCATCGGTAGTGTAGAGATTGTAGACTGTGTGCAAAATCATCCCTCAATATGGGCGGATAAAGGTGTTTCTAACTGGGTACTCACTAATCCCGTTCTCTTTGAAAAGCCAATTGAAAATGTAAGAGGAAAATTAGGATTATGGAACTATGACTGGGAGGAAACAATATGAAATACAAAGTTACAAGAGTTGAGTTAATAGATAGCATTTTAAACAAGTCCGTAGTTAACAGAGTACAAGATTTAACGGATGATATCGAAGTATATCGAAAGGAATTAAAAGAGGTACATAGATGTAAACGTGTGCTTTTGGTGTACGAAGAACTGCAAAAATAAAAGCGGCTGGCGTAATTTCGCCAACCACTCTCATAAGCACAAAGCTTATAGCTATTAGGAACAGCAAATATATAAAATCTTTGTGCTTATGGCAAGTAAAGCAGTAAATAATTACATAACTAAACGCTACGAACGCTGGCTTGATTACTCTTTGTATCATTGTGGGCTTGCCAGCATTCCTGATGAAGCGACAGATGTCTTGAATGAGGTCATTTGTTCGCTCCTTCAAAAGAAAAACAAGTTACTGGACAAACTACTTGAAACAAGAAAAAATGGCTATACAGAGCTTGATTTCTTTGTTTTGAAGATGATAAAACTAAATGCATCATCTCCGACTTCCCAATACAGGAACAAGTATAAGTCTTTGCCTACGGATGATAATGTAGATTACTCCAGACTGGAGGATATTGAAGATATCCCGGATGAATCAGAAGATAGAAATGCTGAAATACTAAATAAACTGCATTTAGTAAGAGATACATTTGAAAGCCTAGATTTAGGTCCGGTAGCAGCTCGTGTTTTTGAGTTTCATTTCTTCCAGGACGGTAATTTTTCCGACTGGGAAGGTCCGGAGACATTGAAACAACTATATGAGATTTATAACGGAGTGCAGGAACTTATTAGAAAGAAAATTAATGGAAGTTCATTGTTCTAATTTGCAATATTATTACTTTTGGTAAAAAATAACAAAGACATGGCTACAGAAGAAAATATGATTCCAATAGAACCTTATCTTAAGGACTTTAAACAATATCTTGATGCTAATTCAAGATGTATATTATCAGCAAAATTCGGCGATGGGAAAAGCTACTTCATTAGTAGCTTTATAAAAGAATATTCAGATGAATATCTGTTCATTCCAATATATCCTGTAAATTATCAGGTAATGGACAATAAAGATATCTTTGAACTAATAAAAAGAGATATATTGATTAGGTTACTATCGAATAAAGATATCAACATTAATGAAATAGAGTTAAGTAATGCATCGTTAATTTATTCTTATTTTATGAATAAATCAGAAGACGCAATTTTAGATATTATAGACTTGATACCCAAAATCAACGTTTACGGAGTGGATATAAGTATAAGTAGTGTTATCAAAAAAATAAAAAACATAAAAGACAAGTTTGATAAATATAAAGAACAATTTAAGTCAGTTGATAAGACATCAGAATTATATATCACCAAATTTGATTCACTAAAAGGATCAATATATGAATTTGATAGTATTTCTCAATTGATACACGATATAATATGCGAATATAGAAAGCTAAATCCTACTAAAAAAGTTGTTTTGATTATAGAAGATCTTGACAGAATAGACCCTGCTCATATTTTTAGAATACTCAATGTTTTCTCTGCTCATTTCGATAGATATGGGGTTGATAAAACCTGCGGTGATAACAAATTTTGCTTAGATAAAATAGTCACTGTCTGCGATATTAATAATATCAAGAAGATATATGCCCATGTTTATGGAGATAATACTGATTTTACAGGTTATATAAGCAAATTCTCAAACAGTAAAGAATATATCTATTCTTTAAAGGACAAATTGAAATGGTATATCACTAATGTTCTATTGGATAAGGATTTGGTGAAATACCCCAAAATCTGTGACATACTATCAGATATGATTATTTCATCGATGGATGAAAAAGATACAGTAAAAAATAATTTACGCATAATAAAGAATCGCATAAGTAATGCTGATAACTTCATTAGAGTAAAGAATATCTATTTAAGTAAAAAATTATCAGGTATATATATTACCTCAAATTCAGATTTTATAAAGTTATTAGCCCTACTAAAAGCATTTGGATTTAACTTCAATCTTTTTGATATAGATCCCGTATTCGACGAATTCGTAAAAATAGTTGGTAAATATTGGACATTAGCTACATTTTTTGAGAAAAAAATAATATTTGAACCATATTATAGCGATATAAAAGTTGCATATTATAGAGAAATGGTATATGATACTGGTGCTTGGCAACAGTATTATTCTATCTCCAAATGCTTAGAGGGTAACCAAGTTTTGGATTTTGATTTGTCACACTGGAGTATAGAATCAGGCGCTGCAGCACTTACTTTTAATCAATTAAATAATATAGTAGATTATATCAATAGAGAAGTTATCATCTAAAACATCTGTTCAATAATAATGGAAACAACCCAGGAATCTATATTTTAGTTGAAATTCCTTGGTCATGGAAGAAAAAGAAAAAATTAAAATTGATCCCCGGAACTATCGTATCCATGGGGACGAAAACAAGCGGCTTATCCACAAAAGCCTTGTTGAATGTGGAGCCGGTCGGTCCGTGTTGGCTGACCGGAATAGTGTGTTAATCGCTGGAAACGGTGTCTATGAGGAAGCCCAAAAGTTAGGACTCAAAGTACGAATTATCGAGTCCGATGGTAAAGAGTTAGTCGTTATTAAGCGTACCGACTTATCTACGGAAGATGAAAAAAGAAGGTTGCTTGCCTTAGCGGACAATCATACTTCCGATACTTCTAAATTCGATTGGAAGTTAGTGATAGAAAACTTCTCGCCTGATGTATTGAATGATTGGGAGTTTTCAGTAGACGAGATCGAACTTTCGACTGATATCCTTAATTCTGACGATGAGAAAAATAATAATCTTTATACAAAAAAAATAGTATCTCCAATCTACACACCGACTGGTAATAAACCTGCAATATCAGAACTCTATAATCTTGAAACTTACAATTATCTGATGAAACAAATTCAGGAGTGTAATTTAGACAAGCAGACTAAAGATTTTCTTCAGATTGCAGCTTCAAGGCACATTGTTTTCGATTATGGAAAAATTGCTGAATTTTATGCTCATTCAAACAACATCATTCAAAATTTAATGGAAAATTCAGCTCTTGTCATTATAGATTTTAATAAAGCTATTGAACTAGGATATGTTTGTTTAAAGAAAGAATTGTCAGACTCATATTTGGAGGATTATAGCAATGATGAAAAATAATAGCTTCGTTGCATTGATACTTACACATGGGCGTCCTGACAATGTACATACAATAAAAACATTACGGAAATGTGGCTATACAGGTGATATTATCATAGTATTAGATAATGAAGATCCGAAGATAAATCGTTATCGCAAAAACTACGAAAACATATATGTATTCGACAAAAAAGAAATAGCATCAGAAACAGATGAGGGTGATAACTTCAATGATCGTCGAGTTATTATTTATGCGAGAAATGCTTCTTTTGAAATAGCAAAAGAAAAAGGCTACCAATATTTTATTGAGTTAGATGATGATTATACGGAATTCTCATACACTTATAATCAATATGGTGAAATGAAGCAGAAAAACATTCTCAATCTTGATAAAGTATTTGATGCTCTAATTGATTTCAAGAATAAAACAGGTGCTTTGGCTGTTGCATTAGCTCAAAGAGGAGATTTTATCGGAGGAAAGGAGAATAATATAGTTCGTGGTGAATTACTTAAACGGAAAGCTATGAACTCATTTATCTGTGATACAAACATGTCTTTTAAGTTTTTTGGTAAAATTAATGAAGATGTAAACACCTACACTTTACTAGGAAGTAGAGGAAATTTGTTTTTTCAGATTCCACATGTATCTTTGAATCAAGTAGCAACTCAACAATCAAATGGCGGAATGACTGATATTTATTTGGATAGTGGGACTTATGTTAAGTCTTTCTACACAATTATGTATGCTCCTTCTTGCACAAAGATACGCCCAATGGGAAGCGTGTATAGACGCCTACACCATAATATTAATTGGAATAATGCCATTCCTAAAATAATTCCAGAGAACTGTAAAAAGTAGCCCCTATTTATATTTTAATTTGAAGATTATCCAAGTTAAGGCAAGAGTTATCACAATTTGTTAGTTATTGTTAGTTTATGACAGAGAAGAAGAATCCGGACGAGAAGAAAAAAAGAGGGCGTAAATCGGAGTACCAAAAAGAGTATGCCGATCAAGCTCTTAAGCTTTGTTTATTGGGGGCAATAGATAAAGAACTCGCCGAGTTCTTCTCTGTTTCTGTACAGACTTTAAACAAATGGAAAAAAGACTATCCCGAATTTCTTGAGTCCCTAAAAAAAGGAAAGAATATTGCAGATGCGAACGTTGCATCTCGGCTATATAATCGTGCTATCGGTTATTCCTGTAAGGCAACAAAATTTGCAACATCCGAAGGAAGAATAACAGACTCAAAAGAATATATTGAGCATTACCCACCTGATACGACAGCCGCTATATTCTGGCTGAAGAACCGGCAGCCGGAGAAATGGAGAGACAAAAAAGAAGTTGATGCAAATGTGAACCTTGGTGATGAATTGGAAGAATTGAGTGACGAACAACTACAGGCTATAATTGATGGCAAAGAAGAAGAGTAAAAGACATATATTGATTCGTAAAGCAAAAGCTGCTACTATACTCCGCAAACGAATAGCAAAGAAAGACTTTTGGGCGTTTTGTTTGTACTATGATCCGAAGTTTTTCTCTAAACGTCTGTTCCTAAAAAAGGTCGCAGAAGCGTTCATGCGTGTGTATGAATCATATTCTGCCGGCATAATCTACCGTCTTGCTGTCAGTATGCCACCACGTGCCGGAAAGTCTTATATATCTTCTCTATTCATTGCCTGGATGTACGGACACTTTCCGGAAGAGTCAGTTATGCGTAACTGTTGTTCGGATACTCTCTATAATAAACTATCATACGATACTCGAGATGTTGTGAAATCTAGGCGTTTTAAAGAAATATTTCCCGATATCCATTTAAAGGGTGATAAGCAGAATGTCAAGAGCTGGAGTGTGGAAGGTGCACGACAAGTATCCTACTTCGGTGGTGGTGTTGGTGGTACCATTATTGGATTTGGTGCATCAATGCTCGCCATGACGGATGACTTGTACAAGAGTCTGGAAGATGCATTATCGGATAATAACAATGAAAAGGTATGGTCATGGAAACAAGGTACACACGATTCCCGCATTGAAGGAAGCTGCTGTATGATTGATATTGGTACTCGCTGGTCCTCCAATGACGTTCTCGGACGTATAGAAGAAGCCAGTAAGTATAATGAAATTATCCGTATTGCGGCACTTGATGAGAACGATGAAACCTTTTGTGCCGATGTACATACTACGGAATACTACCGGGAACTTCGTTCTGAAACAGACGAAAGTATTTGGATGGCCGAGTATATGCAGGAGCCGTTCGAAGCCAAAGGGTTACTATTCCCTAAATCGTCTCTCATACGCTTCAAACTAGCCGATATTGCAGGGAAAAAACCTGATGGGACACTTGGAGCTTGTGATACAGCCGATAAAGGAGATGATGATTTCTGCGCACCATTCGCAAAGGTGTTTGGTCCAAAATACTTCATTACCGATATTCTTTTCACTAAAGATCCTGTCGAAATCACAGAACCACGCTTGGCACAAATGGTAATAGATACCGAATGCGACCAGCTACGCATTGAGTCAAATAATGGTGGTCGTATCTTTGCTATCAATGTGCGTAAGCTTGTTACATCAAAAAAGAAATCGTGTGTTATACAAGCCCGGCCAACAACCCAGCACAAGGAAACACGTATCATAATGAAAGCTGGCTGGATAAAAAAGCATTGTGCTTTTCTTGATGAAACAGAATATTCCAAAGGATCAGACTACGGTCGTTTCATGAAAGCGTTTACCAATTACAAACGTGAAGGTGATAACGCGCATGACGATGCACCAGACGGAATGACCATCCTTGCAGAATTTGCAGAATCGCTTGGCTTGAAGTTCAAAACATCTACTCGTAAGGTGGGGCGTGGATAAATTTTAATTCAAATTATTCAACAATTCCAAATATGTTTCCCTATGTGACTTTATGTTATTAAGAGATACTAATATACTTTCATATGTCTTTTTTAAGATATTGTCATTTGGTAATGTGGATTTCAAATTGAAATCGGAGTCTATAGATGCAGATTTATCAATAGACTTTATAGATTGAAATTGGATTTGTAAGGTATTTGATATAGCACTAATCGCTTTATCACAACCGCTAATACATTGTATATATTCACTTTTTGTCATATTCATCTTATAATTTAGAGTTTATATGCAAATGTAATACATTCCTTTTAATTATATATATTTTAAGAGAAAATATATGCCAGACATTAAGGATATTCTAAAAAATGAAGATTTCGGTAGCATAGTAGGTGATTTATGCGTTGATACCCGTGATAATCGTAATCCTCGTGAGTATATGGAGGAATACAACGGAGATAGAACCCGTCGTAAAGAGTCTGTTGGATATCGGGAGTCTAAAAAGATTGCTGTATATTCAGATACAGAAGTAGAAATTGACCCCGAAACAGGAGCCGAAAAGCCAAAGAGACTAGAAGACAAGACTGTCGATGTAGCTAAGGTCGTAACCAACCTACCTAAAAAGATCGTCCGCACATCTGTTGCTTTTCTGTTTGGCGGTGAAATGACTATCACAGCAGAAGATTCGAATGACGGATTTGATGAGTTTAAGAAGGTCTATAAGCGAAAGCTCAAGATGCAATCGGTATTGAAAGAGTTTGCTCGCAAAGTATTGTCTGAAACTAAAGCAGCTATTGTATTCTATCCTGTCACTAAAGATGACGGAAAAAGCCAGTTGAAGGTTAAGATTTTATCTACTCCCAAGGATAGTAATGTCGAATGTGAATTTTATCCACACTTTGATGAAGACGACGATATGGACGGCTTTATCTATAAGTACAATGCAGAAGTCAATGGCCGTACTTGCGAATGCGTGAAAGTCTATACGAAAGATGTTATCTATTCCGGTATTATGGACGGTGTTTGGCAAGTGAAAAAGATAAAGAATCGTTTTGGCAAGATTCCGGTAGTATATGCCGAAGTCGATTGTCCGGATTGGGAAGATGTCACTAATTTGATAGACAAGAAAGAAATGAGACTTTCCCGCCTATCAGATACTAATGACTACTTTTCAGAACCGATACTGAAAACTTATGGTTTGGCTAATCTTCCGAGCAAAGAAACTGTAGGCAAAGAGTTAAACTTTACTATGGAAGTAGATGCGGATACCGGTAATGCATATCACGGTGATGCAGATTACTTAGCATGGCAACAGTCCTGTGAATCCGTAACACTTGAACTTAACCAGTTAGATGATGCAATACATTCCGGATCTTCAAGTCCTGATTTATCTATGAGTAAACTAATGGGGCTTGGCAACCTTAGTGGTACCTCACGTCGTTTTATGTTGATTGATGCAGAGATTAAGGCATCTGAACAAATGGAGATATTCGGCCCGGCAGTTCAACGTACAGTGGCAATAGTTCAGGCTGGAATGGCTAATATTACGCACACTAAATATGCATCACAATTAAAAGATAACTACATTGAGGTTGAGTTTGGTAGTATTCTCCCACAAGATCTAGCTGAAGAACTTAAGAACCTTGAAACTGCTTCTCAATTCAATAGCAAGGAAACGATTATAAAGAATTCACCATACACTGACGATGTGGAAACAGAATTGAATCGTAAGAAGCAAGACGAAAAAGAGACTGCACAGAATAATTCATTTATTGGAGCAACTTTATAATCTATGCCCGGACTTTCTTTCTACGACAAACAACATATACAGAAAATTGCTGCACAGCAGGCCGTAATAGCCAATATCTTTAATCAGTTTATACTTTCTGTTTCCCCGTATCTCCGTAAATGGTCTGATGCGGGGAAAAACAATGTATGGATAAGTAATCAGGGAATAGAGAGTGCAGTTGACCGGGAACTGCTGAATCTTGAATCAATGCTATATGCTAATATCTCTGCATTTCAAAAGGACGGTTGGGAACGAGCAGAAAGAAAGAATGATGATTTTATTTCCCAGTTCATCAAGGGAATGTCTATTTCCAGTGTAACAAAAGATGGTATGTTCGCTCATAGCTTATCTGCATTTGAAGCTCTAAAGAACGATATAGATGCTAACGGATTCAAGTTATCTGATAGAGTTTGGAATATTACGCAACAAACGAAATCGCAACTCGAATTCTATCTTGATAGTGGCGTAGTTGCCGGACGTAATGCAAACGGAATCAGTAGTGATATACGGCAAATTTTGCAAAATCCCCAAAAACGCTTTCGTAGGATCCGGAATGAGAAAGGTGAATTAGTTTTGTCTCAACCGATGAAAGATTACCACCCAGGGCAAGGGGTTTATCGTTCAGCATATAAAAATGCTCTCCGGACATCTGCAACAACTACGAACATTGCTTATCGAAGTGCAGACTATGAACGTTGGAGTAAACAGGATTTTATACTAGGTATCGAAATACATCGTTCTAGCAATAACCGTGGCCCATGTAGGATATGTGATGCAATGGTCGGCAGATATCCGAAAACGTTCAAGTTTACAGGCTTTCATCCTTTTTGTATCTGCTTTGCCACTCCTATCACCATGGAGCCGGAAGATTTTGCTGATTTCTTGCTGAATGATACGGTTCCGCAAGGTCAGACTATTACGGATATTCCCCAAGCGGCAAAGGATTTTGTTGCCAAGAATAAAAACGAGCTACAATCCACTTTCTGGTATAAGGATAACTTTTTAGAAAATGAGACATCAGAAGAAAAGGAGGGACATGTAAGACAAAAAACTGAAAAACAAGAGAATGTTGTAAAACCTAAAAATGAGACATTTGATATTTATCCTACTAATAATGGGAATGTTCGAATCAGTTCACTTCATGGTAAAAATGAGAAGGAAGAAAATTTAAAAGTAGCATCCTATTTAGCGAATAAATATGGGTATGAGATTGCTTTGATAGCAAACCCTGATAATAAAAAATCCGCGGACTCATTCAATAAGACATTAAATGTGGCACAAGAATATAAAATGAATATGACGGCTACAAAAAGCTCAATAGATAATCTGCTACGTTCTGCTGCAAGACAAGCAGATAACGTGGTATTGTGGATAGAATCGGATATCTCATTGAACGAACTCAGTACAGCTATTCACAGCCGTGTAAAAAGAAGTAAAATAAAAAGTGTGACAATTGTAAGAGGTAATAAAGATAAGACTTATCATAGAGATGAGATCATACAGAATGACTTTAAAATACAACAGGCAGACCTGATATGATCAAATCTGCCTGAGGTGGGGTGTAAGCCCTTTCGGGTGAACACCGAGACAAATATACGATTTTTTTTAATAACAAACAAATTCTCAGAAGTGAGTATTTTATGGAAAAATTATATTGGCTTATATTTTAATAGAAAATCGTTATGACAATCATTGATGCAATTAAAAAGGGCTTGAAAGCCGCAGGTGTAAACGAAAAGTACGCTGCTAAGGTGCAGAAACTATTCAAAATCGAAAAGGAAGAAGATATCGACACTTATGTCGCCTTGTTCAAGGACAATATTCTTCCTGACCTTGAAGATACATCAGCAGTAGAAAAAGCGAGAAAGGATGCTATCGCTGAGTACGAGAAGAATAATGGTCTGAAGGACGGTAAACCTATCAAACCGGTTAAAAAGACAAAGAAAACGGCAAAATCCGAAGAAGATGATGAGGACGAAGACGAGGACGAAGATTTCGAAGGTTTGCCTGCTTCTGTTGTTAAGTTGTTGAAAGCTCAACAGAAGCAAATTTCCGAGTTGACCGCATCTGTTTCGACTGTCGCTTCAACACTAACAACTTCTACAAAACAGGCGTCCGCCAGAACACTGTTTGCAGAAGCGAAGCTTCCTGATAAATGGTTCAATCGTATTGATGTCAATTCTGAAACTTCTATCGAAGAACAGATTAAAGGGTTGCAAGAAGAATACGCTGAAATCAGGCAGTCGGTAATAGATGATGAGGTCGCCGGCGGTGGCTACAAGCCTAATTCCTACAAGCCCAAAGAACGTTCAGAGAAAGAATGGCTGGAACTAATGGAGGACGAGGAAGGTGCTAATAACGGGACTGCCAGCCTTGGACTTGAAGAATAATAATTAATAATTAAAAGCTATGTTCAGAAAAAAGCAAAGTGAATTTCAGTATGCCCCCGGAATCGAAAAGATTATCGAGGACATTCAGGGTGGTGGAACTATTACCCGTGCGGAACTGAAGGGAATCATTGATGAACTTCCTCCGCTTGTTATAGTGGGTAAGGACGCTAATGGTCTTTATCATACTGTTAAGACTGGAAGAGTTACGGCTGTTGCGGCTGCCGATGCAGTAACTATTCAGGTAGCAAAGAATCATGTGTTTAAAGTTGGGGAAGCGGTTACAATCGGCGGTGCTTTAACTGGAGCTTCCGATGTAATCTCCGCAATCGACAAGACCGCCCCGGCCTATGACACAATAACTCTTGCCGGTCCGATTGGGGCTGCGAAAGTAGATGATGTGTTAGTGCTTGTAACTGCTAAAGCTGCTGCAAAAGCCGCTAAGTTCAAGTATGTACCGGAAGTTATCACAATGAACAAGGTCGATGTAACGGTTGCTAACCAGCAATCCGGACTTCTGGTACGCGGTACTGTAAATGAGGCAGTAATGCCTTATCCAATTGACGAAGCGATGAAGGCGTTGCTTCACTTTATCCGTTTTGTGTAATCCATTAATTCATAACTATATATGGAAAGAAGTTTAATTAAACAAGTGAACCGTAAGAATATGGGCGCCCGCCTTAACTCGCGTAAGGTCAAGCCGGTGTTCTTCCCTAATTTCTTCGGTGTAAAGCAGAAGAACTCTCTGAAATGGGAGACTCTTACAGGCGAAAAAGGTGCACCAGTTATCGCTGACGTTATTTCATTCGATTCTTCCGCACCGCAAAAGAAACGTGAAGTTATCGGTAAGATGTCAGGTGATATTCCTAAGACTGCTGTAAAGCGGGGTATGAACGAAAGTGATTGGAATGAATACCAGCAACTCAGCCGTGATTGTGAAGGCGATTCAGATTTGAAATCACTTCTTGACCTTGCGTTCAAAGACCAGGACTTCGTATATAACGCTGTTCGTGGTCGTTTCGAATGGTGGTGTATGCAGTTGATGTCTAAAGGTGGATTCGTCCTCAATTCAAGCAATAACAATGGTATTGTTACTGAAGAATTTGTAGGCTGTGGTATGCCTAATGAAAACAAGAAGGTTGCTGCTGTGGATTGGTCTAAGTCAACAACGGCCGACGGCTTGCAGGATATTGAAGATACCGTAGTTGCCGCTTCTGCCGAGGGTGTCACTATCAAATACGTAGTAATGCGCAAAGATAGATTTGCTCTATTGAAGAAGCAGAAGGCTGTTATTGAAAAGGTTAAGGGCTGGATTAATCAGAAAGAAAAGCTGACTATCTCCAAGAAAGTTATCAATGAGTATCTTGCCGCCCAAGAGAATACGGAAGGTGTTCAGATTGTTCTTGTAGGTCCGTCTGTTCGTATTGAGAATGCTGCTCATCAACGTATTACGATTAATCCATGGGAATCCGCTAACATTTGTTTCTTGGAAGATTTGCAGTGTGGTGACATTCAGCATGGCCCTATTGCAGCAGAGCATTCTGTTGAATACAAGAAGAAAGCTTCCACGTTGAAAAAAGACTTTGTTTTTATCAGCAAGTGGTCTGAGCTGGAACCGTTCAAAGAGTGGACTAAAGCGGAAGCTAACGCTATTCCGGTAATCAATGACCCTGATGCAATGTACATCATGAAAACTGATGGCCAGTCATGGACGGAAGGCGAAGATACTGAAAAAACAGACGAAGAGGGTTATTAATCATCTATTATGGCAACAATCAGAGAAACAATACTGGAATATCCCTCTATTGAGGATATGGAAGGCTTTTTGAAAAAGGTAGTCTTTGTAAAGCGCGGTATTAATCCCGAAGCGGAATGTACTGCTGAAAACATGAAGCAAGTCGGTCTTTGCGTTGCTGATACGTATGCCATGATGGTAAACTCACAGGATTTCAGTGAGAATAAGCTTTCTGTTACTCATCCCCGTTCTTTCTATATCCAGACTGCAAAGCAGTTGTATATAGAGAATGGGGAACCGGAGAAGGCCGGTAAGCTTGGGAAACGAATCATTATCAAGGGAAGGGCAGGGAACAGATGGTAAAACGGTATCCACATACAGCGATAGTAACTATGTCTGCTAAAGGACGGCTTGTTGACGGTGAATGGGTTCCGGGAATACCGGTTGAAATATCTGTCTCCGGACGTTATGACCCGGTAAGCGATGGAAGAATCGTTCTCAAGCGTAATTCGGCTGGTGATGAAGCGCAAGTACATGGCTATTTCTATACCAAAATGCAGCCGCCGGCTGGTAGTAAGTTTTTGCGTTTGAAAGTCGAATCAAAGGGTATTGATGTACCGGTTATCTGTTGGGAACCTTATCAATCACATTCAATGATTAATGTATGAGAAACGGTATGACACCTCTTTTCGACCAACAGTCACTAGAACGTTGGTTCGAACACTATGAAAATCGAGCAGAAGAAAGAATACTAAAACTTCTACAAAGTGCTGGTGAGAAATTTATTGAGGTGGCCCGTAAAAGAGCTTCATTCGATGACCATACGGGTAATCTTCGTTCCTCTATCGGATATGTGATTGCCAAAGACGGTGAGGTACTCACAGAGAACTTCACGGAGAGCGATAAGGGGACTGACAAGACAACTGGTAAGTACAAAGGTCGTAGGCTTGCAGAAGAAGTCTCTCTTTCTCATACTGGCGGTTATGTGTTGGTTGGTGTTGCAGGAATGGAGTATGCGGCAGCAGTGGAAGCTAAAGGGTATGAGGTCGTTTCAGGAGCTAATACGCAATGTGAGAAGTATCTAAGAGATTCATTGAAATTAATTTTTAGTAAGATGTAATTATGGACGAGTTTGATGCTGTTGATATAGTTTATGATGCTGTGGTCGATGCGGATACCGATATTGTGATTTACAAGGATGCATCAGAAGCGGGTGTTACTAATGAGCATATCGTTATCAATCACCTGCAATTGAATGAGCTCGACTTCATTAATAAAGTGCCTGTTAACGTCAATATCTTTGTCCCTTTGAATGAAAACGGCATGCCCCGACGTCAGCGCATGAAGGAACTTAGGCGTAAGGTTAGGAAATCGCTTGATTCAATCAATAGCAATGACGGTACATGTAAAGAAGTGACAGTTCTCTGGAGTGTTCCAATGCCGGACTTAAAAGAGAAATTCGCTTGTACAAATATTAGATTAGAAATTTTAATAGAACAATAATTATGGCAGGAGAAGTAAGACCTATCGCTATGGGCGTAGGCAGTATTAAATTCGGAACAGTCGGTGACGGTGTCCCTGGAGCGGACCTCAAAGAATTCCCTCTTCCGACAAAAGGAAGTGTTGCATTCAACTTTGCAGACCCAAAGGAGATAAAGGTTGAAACGGAAGGGAGCGATGAACCTTTGTTTGTTGAATTCGTAAAAGATACAACAGATTATATTGAGTTCTCTATTCCTACCCCTTCTAACGAAGTACTCAAGGAGTTAGCGGGTGGTGATATTGACACGACCGGCGGTAAAAACATCTGGAAGAAGCCAATCAATGTCCCTTCTATATCGAAGACATTCCAGTGTGAAACGGTGCCTAAAGCCGGTAAAAAAGTAATCTATACCATTGTTAATGGAAAGGTTACGTCCAAGATTTCACAGGCTCCTGGTTCTGAACAGGCAGAGTTATTGCTTGTACGCGTATATGTGCAAGCAGCCATAACGGCAGCCGGAAAGAAACAGACAGCCTTTATGCGTGAAGTCGTAGCAGTTGTCGATGGCGGAGCTGAAGAGTAAAATGGCTTCCTGTATAGCTAAGTTGGTTAAAGCACTACGTTGTTAGTAGAGACCGGTGGTTCGAATCCACCTACAGGAACAAACAATTTGAAGGATGGAGCCGAAAGTATTGAGGGTTAGTCGCGAATAACCGGAAATATTGCTTGGAAGTACAACGGGCTAGGCTCCTTGAGGAAATTATGAGTATAAAAAACTTATTTCAGCAAGAATCGGAATCTGTAACGGGCCAGCCTGTCAAGATTCCATTTGATTTCACAAACCGAGATTCTATCCCTGAAGGGAAGAACCCCGGCGACTGTATTGTAATAAAGCCTATCACCGTCCGGACATGGTTTAAAATTCGCCCGCTTCTCCTTGAAATTGAAAAGGAAGATATCGATAGGATGATTGTAAAAGAAGGGGAACTGCCGGAAGACTTTCCGGAGCTAATGAACAAGTACGGAGAATTACTTCTTGATGTCGTCTGCCTGGGGATTCACAATAAGCCCAACAATCCACCGGAATGGTTCAAACAGGTTCTTGCAGACAATTCTACATGGGAAGATATACGGATACTATTCAACGCAATCATATATCGTATAGGGTATCACCCTTTTTGCACCTCTATCACGATGTTTCGGAACGTGAGCCCGCTACGAGAGACGGAGATAATAGCCGCTCAGAAAAATCTGCAAAGCTGGAAGGATACAACCAAAGTCGATTCTTAGTTATTGCAAAAGAAGCTCTAGGATTGACTTTTAATGAGACGCTGGATAGTAGCTATGGATTAATAGAGATATTGCTTCAGGAGTACTCCTTTGTAATGAGCGAGCGAAATAAAACGACTGATGAAGACGGAGAAGTCGAAGGACGAGACTATGAATGGATAGAGCTACCAAGTTTTGATAATCCAAACGAGAAGATCCGGATGAAAAGATATTATGATATTAACGGGAAAGTCAAAAGATAAAGTAATTTGCCATTGTGTTTATATATTAGGTTAACTGTTTTTTTATTAAATTGATTTAGAGTTGTTTTTGGTCCCTTGTGTCTGTGAAGATACAGGGGATTATTTTTTCATTTCTTGAAGCATCTGATTGAGAGAAGCATTATCCTGCTGTAGATTTTTAATCAATCTTTTCTGATAAGTGAGCATCCCTTCAATTCTTCCTTCACTCTTCCCTTTCTCGTAGACAGCTTTAATCTCTTCTTCCGTATAGCTACTTTTATTCACTACGGATACGTCTTCATTTTCCTTGGTCATGGCGCTAATGAGTAGTAATTTATATATAGAAAAGGCTATCTTTTCCCTTTTATTCCGACCAAGGACCATAATCTATTATCTTGCAAATTGGATTATGTAGCAAAGGGAATTGATAGCCTATATTATACTTTCTGTAGGCTTATCAACTCCCAATTTGCAAGATTAAAAAATGTCCTTGGTCAAGACACTGCAAAGATGCTTATTCTTCTTGAAATAGCCAAATTTTGGCTCCTCTTTATATTTTAAGAATAAATGCTATATGGGTATTCAGAACAAAGATGGAGCGTTGTATTTCGCAACAGGCATAGATAATTCAGGACTATATTCCGGGCGTCAGGAAGCGATGGGAATCATTAAGGCAATGGCCAGTGAAATTACCGTTTTCGATGTATTCGGTGGGATCGGCATTAGTGCAGGTATCGCATTTGCCAGAGCTGCCAAAGGTGCATACGACTTTGAAAAACAGTTTCAACAAAGCATGAAAGAAGTTGCTACTCTTTCAAATGGAATTAAAGGCAGCTTAACGGATTACATGAATCAAGTTATGGAGATAACTCGTACTATTCCCGTTGAAGCAAACGAAGCAGCCAAAGCTCTCTATCAGATCGTATCTGCCGGACATGACGGAGCCAACGGAATGAAAGTGTTGGAAGCATCCGCAAAAGCTGCTGTTGGTGGGGTAACCGATACTGCTACTGCAGCTGATGCTATAACTACAGTTCTAAATGCTTATAAATTGGATGCTTCTAAAGCCCAGGAAGTTTCGGACCAGTTATTTACCACCGTTCGATTGGGTAAGACTGATTTCGGTCAACTAGGCAAAAGTATAGCCCAGGCAGCGCCTATTGCTGCATCATTTGGCATTGACATAAAAGAAGTCCTGGGTGCAGTAGCATCAATCACCAAACAAGGTGTTCCCACTTCGGAAGCAATGACGAAAATACGTGCTGCTATCTTAGGTACAGCCAACCAGTTGGGAGACGCTGCATTCAAAGGACGTACTTTCCAAGAAGCATTACAACTTATTTATGACAAAGCAGGTGGTTCATCAACCAAAATGAAAGAATTGTTGGGTACCGATGAAGCACTCCAAGCCGCTTTAATGCTTACTGGTGAAAAGGCCAAGGAAGCAGCTTCCGATCTAGACGAAGTTAATAATTCTGCCGGTGCAGCAGAAGCAGCCTTTAAAGAAATGGCTTCATCTGCCGAAAATCAAATGAAACTACTTGGAAATAATATAACAGCTACCCTTCGTCCCCTTGGAAAAGAGATTTTAAAACAAATATCAAGTGCCGCACAATCAATAAATAAGGCATTTGATAATGGAAATGCACAGGAATCATTAAAAACTATTGGTGCCCTAATAGTTACCGTTACTACGGCTCTCGCTGGATATAAAGGAAGTATTTTGGCTATAAGTACCGCTAAACAAGTACATGCAACAGTTACAGCTATTGTTAACAAGCAGCGGACTATTGAAGCGGCTAACTTGGTATTGACTAAAGGCATGTATGCCGTTGAAGCTGCAATGATTGCCAAAAACACATCTGCACGTGTTTTATTGACAAAAGCTCTCAAAGCCCAAACGATTGCACAATTAAAAAATGCAGCAGCGATGCTAACCAACCCTTATGTGCTGGCTGCCGCTGCATTTGCAACGCTCGGTTACGCAATATACCATGTGGTAACGGTTGAGACAGAAGCTGAAAAAGTACAGAGAAAATATAATGAAGCATGCAAAGCATATACCGAACAAGCTGATAATTTGAAAAAAAGTGCTACAGATTTACTTTCAACGATACGCGATGAGACTTCTGCAAATTATGAGAAAGTTATAGCATATAATAAGCTTCAAAGCATTATGCCAAATATTTTTAAGAATATGGATATTGAAAAACTTAAATTGATGGATATCCTTTCTTTAAATAAGATGATCGCAGAAGAAGTTCAGAGACGTGCACGAATTGGAGCACAAACCAAATTGATTATGGCTCAACGTAATTATAACTCAATTCAGTCTTTAATTGCTGAAGATTCAAAACGTGGAACTTATTCCGGACAATATGACATACAACTTGGCAGGGCTAAAATAGAAGTTGATGCAGCTCAAAAGGTTGTAGATAATATTGCAAAGATTCAAAAACAAGCGAAAGAAGAAGATAAAAAAGAAAACAAAAAGGCGAAGATTCAAAATAAAGCCTTTTGGACCAAGCAAAAAGATGATGCAACGAAAGCACTAGATTCAATAGCTTCGGCTCAAAAGAAATTGATGGATGCTGGAAATTTCAAAGGGATTGATGCTACTGTCGTTACTGCTTACAAAGAAAATATCAAAAAACTAAAAGAAGCAGAGAAAGAATTAAAAGTTTATGATTCATTTTCCAAACAGGATGATAAGGCACAAAAATTACATGAAGAACAGGAAAAGTATGCTATCCTTCTAGATAAACAAAAGTTAGAAAGCCAACGTCAAACCGAAGACTTGGAGAATCAAATAGCGCAGTCTAGAATTGATGCTATGGTGTCCGGAGAATCTAAGGTGCGTGCTCAACGCGAATTAGATAACCAAAAAGAAATCCAGGTGTTAAAACGTCAGAAAGAAGATTATATCCGAGCTGTCATTCGGGCTGAAAAAGATAAGTACGACGCCCAGGAAGAATTAAACGCTAAGAAAGATAAAAGCTACAGGAAAAAAACATTTAATCCTTCTATTGTAAAGGTCAATACGATAAAGTTTAACGAGTTAATATCAAACGAGTTGATACAACAGGCTATTGCTCCCTATAAAGAGGAGATGCAAGCTTGGAATGAGTATCTTGTTGAATATGGAAACTTTCAACAAAAGAAATCTGCTATCAATGCGGAATATAATCAGAAGATAGCAGAAGCTACAACCAAGGGTGAAAAAGAGTCTCTAAAAAAAGAACGGGATAGTAAACTGAAAGAAGTAACTTTTGATGAACTAAAGAAGACTATCAATTTTGCAGATATTTTCGGGGACTTGAATACACAGTCTACGGAAACTCTCACCAAGATGCGTAATAAACTGAAAGAGATAATAAATAAGTCCGCGAAAGATTTAAAACCGACTGATTTAAAAGAACTGCAAGAAGCATTCAGTAATATTGATTTGAAGATTGCAGAAAGAAATCCTTTCGGGGAACTTAAACAAGGCATTGAAGGCTATAAAAATGCTACAGAAGCCGTAATAAAGGCGCAAGAGGATTTGAATACAATACAAGAGGGTGGAGAAGTTGTTGTTGGAACATATACTGATGAAACCGGAAAACTGATAACTAAGTTGCTTACTCAGGAGCAGGCAGAAAGAAATTTATCTGATGCGCAGAAGGGGCGTCTTGAATCGCAAGGCAAATTGACAAAAGCGGTTAATAGTATAGGGCAACAAGGGCAACAGTTGGTAAACGCCGGTAATAACTTAGTTGATATGCTTACAAATCTAGGTGTTGAGGTCCCCGAATCTATTTCCGGTGCTCTTTCCGGATTAGGGCAAATCATGAACGGGCTTGAAAGCATTGATTTAACAAAGCCATTCAGTATAATTTCATCAACTACGGGGATTCTTGCCGGTATAACTAAAACTATATCCAGTTTCTTTGGGGGGCCGGACGGTACCGCTTATTATGAAGGAGTAAAGGAACAGCTTGAGGCAATAAATAAGGTCTATGATCGTATTATTGACAAAAGCAAGGAGGGGATAGTTTTTGGTGGTGGATTTGCTTCTGTAAAATCTGCTATCCAAGCGTTGGATAATTACGAGAAGAAAGTTATTAATCTTCAAAAGATTGCCACCGCTTCTGGACGTGCCGGTGCAAGTTGGAAGTCTCATAGTGCAGAATGGCATTCTAACAAAAATGTCGGTGCAGTAGGTGGTTTTGAGCAGATGAGCGACATCCTAGGTAAATCAATAAGCTCCATGACAGACTTGTATAGTTTGTCAGGAGATGAATTGTTCATCATCCAGTCCCGAATGCCGGAAGCATGGAGCTTGATTGATGCCAGAATCCGTGAAAATTTGGATAGCATCGTAGCCTGTAAAGATGAAGCGAATGAACTGAGGGATGCTCTTAATCAAGCCATGACAGGGGTTGATATTGATTCCTTCTACAATGGGTTTATTGACCAGTTATCCGATATGGATACTTCTTTTGAAGATATGTGTGATAACTTTGAGGGATATTTACGTAAGTCAATCATGGCAGGGTTAGTTGCTAGTCAGTATCAAGACCGTATAAATGCTCTTTATGGACAATGGAGTGATGCTGCCCAAAGCGATAAGGAAATAACAGAAGAAGAAGCAAATGCACTGAAAAATCAATATCAACAGATTGTCAAAGATATGATGCATAACCGTGAAGAAATGGCTAAGTCTTTCGGTTGGGATAGCGATGAAGATTCTAAGCGTGAAGTTTCCAAGAAGGGAATTGCAACTGCTTCACAAGATTCTGTGACTGAAAATAATGGACGGCTTGCCGTTGTACAAGAACATACTTATTCAATCAATGAAGGAGTAAAACAGATATATTCCAATACGGGTAAGATTGTAGAAAAACTTGCATATCTCTCTAACATGGACAAAAATATGAACGAAATGATGAGAAATGGTGATCTTATCATTACTTACTTGTCAGATATTAGTAGTCATACTGCACGTCTCGAAGCTATTGAGAAGTCGATAGAATCTATCAGAATGGGGATTGATACATTAAATACTAAAGGCATAACGTTAAAGCGATGACAGGACAATTCTACATAGACGGAATAGATGCATATATCAGTCTAGGTGTATGCATTGCAAAAGGAAGCTATAATAATCTTGTAGCATTTCCTGCCATGAAGGAACCTGATAAAAATGATTGGCCGGAAGAGGACGGACAGGAATTTGATCTTTCCAGTCCTACACTGGATACGACTGAAGTAAGCATTGAGTTTGCATATATAGGTAGTCTAGGCATTGGCGGACTTATTGATAAGCTCTCGGACTTAAGTTATCATGAGTTCCGTTTTCCATTGATTGACAGAACATATACCTTACGACTATCTTCTCAAAATAGCTATGTTATCAATACAGGTCATGAGGTTGCTAAGTTTTCTTTTACCAATGATTTCCCCCGTCCGGCTGATTACGTCTACCGGGAACCTGCTAACTATATTCCTATGCCAAAGGGGTATGAGATAGATAATAAGGATTTGTCTGATTATGGCGTGGTAGTTCTTCAAGGTAGTAATGCCGAGATATTGAAAACTCCGGCAGTAAAGAAAAACCTATTACAGAGTTTCAAACGTCAGGACGGAGCAACCTATGACGGTGAAGTTGTGAAATTCCAAACCAAAGAAGTATCTCTCAAATGCCTGATGCGGGCCGGGACGATTGAAGGATTTTGGCGGAACCATGATGCCCTTCTGCATGATCTCACTAAGCTATCAGTCAAGACTGATGATGAAGGATATGAGTATTCCGATGCGGAACGTATATTTTATTGTGACGAGTGGAGTGAAAGCTATCCCTGCTATTATAAGAGTTGCCAGACCAATGATTTCATGCTAAATAATGGCATCTGGTGGGAGTTCACTTTAAAGCTTGTATTTACCAGCTTCCGGATCGGAGAAACGGAGTTCTTGCTTGCCTCCGAAGCTGGTGAGTTTATCATGACAGAGGACGGAGAGTTTTATATTGACTTAAATTGATGTATTATGCCATTAAAAAAGAAAAGAATATCAGAGTTGAACGAAGCCAGCGACATGAAAGGCTTCTACACTATCGGCTACCGGATAATCAACGGTGTTAGGACAAGCCTTAAATTCGGTTTAGAGAAGGTTCAGACAGCCTTGGATAATATGCTCAAGGCTACGGATGATGCCAAGTCTGCAACTAGCGATATGCGTCAATTAGAGGCTACTGTTGAAGGTAATGAATCAACCCGTGAAACTGCTGAATCCCGTCGTAATGCTTCCGAACAATCCAGGCAGACAGCCGAGACGAATCGTTCCCACGAAGAACAAGCCCGGGAAGCTGCTGAATCAGTACGCGTTACTAATGAGAATGTACGTAAGATTGCAGAAACTGGACGTTCTACTGCTGAAACTACACGGGATAATGCAGAAAAGAAACGTGTCACCACTGAAGGTACACGTGAATCTAACGAACAGGCAAGAAAGACTGCTGAAACGGGGAGGGGGTCGGCAGAATCCGAACGAGTATCTGCCGAAACTGCCCGTAAATCTGCCGAGACAGGTCGGGTAACAGAGGAGAACAAGAGAAAGACTGCTGAAACTTCCCGGACCACGGCTGAAACCGGTCGTTCCTCTGCCGAGAATATAAGAGTTCAAAATGAGAACGCACGTAAATCTACCGAAGAATCCCGCGTTATAGCAGAAGGCAAACGGGTGACGGCTGAAAACGGACGTACTGATGCTGAATCAAAACGTGTCTCTGACGAACAAACACGCAAAAGCAATGAAGAAACTCGCAAAACAGCCGAAAGTGGGCGTTCTTCTGCTGAATCGGAACGTGTGAAGGAAGAAGATAAACGAAAAACTTCTGAAACGACACGTTCTACTGCTGAATCCACCCGTGTTTCTGCCGAGGATAAGAGAAAGGCGGATGAAGCGACAAGAGGAACAAATGAAAGCTCACGTGTGGCTGCCGAATCTAACCGTGTTGCCGTTGAATCCGAACGAGTATCTGCCGAAACTGCCCGTAAATCTGCCGAGACAGGTCGGGTATCCGAGGAAAACAAGAGAAAGGCTGCTGAAACTTCCCGCTCTATGGCTGAAACTTCCCGGGCATCAGAAGAAGACAAGAGAAAGCAGAATGAGGATGCTCGCAAAACTGCGGAAGGTGCCCGTTCATCAAATGAGGCTAAGCGTGTAAATGCCGAAACGGAACGTGTAGAAGCCGAATCTAAACGTAAGTCAGAGTATGCCGGTATTGTGCAGGAAATGACAACTGCTACGGAAGAAGCCGGTGCAGAGCTTGCAGCCGTTAAGAAAGCAACTGACGATGCAAATGCAGCTAAGAACGCATCTGTTGAGCAGACGGCTCTTGCTAAGAAAGCTACGGATGCGGCTAATACTGCAGCTGGTAGTGTCAATGCTGCTAAAGATGCTGCAACTACTGCGGCGAATAATGCTAATGCAGCCAAAACAGCATCAGAGGCACAAACAGTTCTTGCTAAGAAGGCTACTGACGATGCGAATGCGGCCAAGGATGCATCTGTAGTACAAACAGGTCTAGCCCAAAAGGCTACTGATGAGGCAAATGCTGCTGCATTGGCTGCTAACAATGCTGTATCGGGAGTTGACGCAAAGGTGAAGGCTGCGGTCGATGCACTTGTAGCCGGAGCACCGGACGCCCTCGATACGCTTATTGAATTGGCTAACGCTCTTAACAATGATCCGAATTTTGCGGCCACTATGGCAACAGAGTTAGGGAAGAAACTCAATATTTCCGATATTGTCAACAATCTGACAAGTGGTGGAACCGGCAAGGTCCTTTCCGCTGAACAGGGAAAAGCGTTGAAGGCCATTTTGGACTCTCATAATCACGATACAGTATATGAGAAGATTATCAATAAACTCACTGCCTTCAATAAGAATTTCGGTACTTCTGTCGGAACTGTTTGTGAAGGTAACGATTCACGTCTAAGTGATGCTCGTGTACCGAAAGCGCACACACATAAGAAAGCGGATATTAGCGACTTCCCAACCTCTATGCCGGCTAGTGATGTACCTGCATGGGCGAAAGCTGTTAGTAAGCCAACCTATACAGCGAGCGAAGTCGGAGCTTCTCCGTCAAGTCACAATCATGCGGGAACTTACGAACCTGCATTTACCAAGAACTCTGCTTTCAACAAGAATTTTGGAACGGCTAAAGAAACCGTATGTGAGGGTAACGATTCACGGTTGACTGATGCCCGTACACCGAAAGCACATACGCATAAGAAGTCTGAGATAAGTGATTTTCCTGCCTCTATGCCCGCTAGTGATGTGCCAGCATGGGCGAAGGCTGTTAGTAAACCTAGTTATACAGCTTCCGAAGTTGGTGCTTCTCCTTCTAATCACAATCATGAGGGAGTATATCAGCCTGCGGGTAGTTATGCCCCGTCTTCACATACACATGGAGCAACCGAGATAACTCCTGACTCAACTCATCGTTTTGTTACTGACTCGGAAAAAACGACATGGAATAGTAAGGCGGCCGGCAACCATAATCATACGGGAGTCTATCAGCCCGTCGGTAATTATGCCGCTTCGTCGCATTCACATGGGGCGACAGATATTTCCCTAGATAGTACGCATCGATTTGTCACGGATTCAGAAAAGTCTACTTGGAATGGTAAGGCAGCAGGTAATCACAACCACGATTCAGTCTATCAGCCCAAGGGTAGTTATGCGGTAAGTTCTCATAAACATACAGCGTCGGAGGTTGAAGAAGATTCAACTCATCGTTTTATGACGGATGCAGAACGTACAAAACTTACAGGAATAGCAGCAGGAGCTAATAATTACTCTCATCCGGTTTCTCATCCAGCATCAATGGTTGAAGAAAGTACTACAAGAAAATTTATGACGGATACGGAGAAAACTTTACTAAGTACTCTCGGGACTAAAGCAATCCAATTGACATCACAGACCTTATGGAAAGAGTCAACAAGAGATGGTTATGTAAAGTATAGTAATGGTTTGCTTATCCAATGGGGAAACTTAGCTTCTTCATATAGAAATAAAACGATCTATTTACCTATCTCTTTTTTAGAATCTAATTATATTGCAATAGTCGGAGTTAACGATAGTACAGTAGATAGTATATCAGTAGTATCATGTAAGATTAAGAAACAAAATATATCTTCATTTGTCTTAGTTCCGGTTGCGACATGGGGTGCTGACAACTATGTTTACGCTACTGAAGGCATGAATTGGTTTGCTATTGGACGTTGGAAATAAATAAAATAATCATTATGAAGTATTGGAAACAAGGATTCTACGACGAACCCCAGGAAGGTTCGATAGAAATTACAGAAGGGTATTATCAGAAATTGTTAGCAGGACAGTCGGCTGGACTAGAGATATTAGAAAGCAAGAAAGGGTATCCAATTTTGGTAGAACCTCAGTACTCACTTGAGGATGTAATAAAAAATAAAGTATCTGAAATACAAGTATTTGACAAATCAGAATGTGTCAACTCTTTTGAATTATCAGGTAGAAGTATGTGGCTAGACAAATCTACACGTGTTGGATTATTTAACTCAATTTCAATTGAGAAACAGATTGGTAAATCAGATACCGTATTGTGGTATGATGCAATAAAGTATATCATTCCCATTCCAGATGCTTTAGCAATGTTAAATGCTTTAGAGCTATATGCATTAAACTGCTACAATGTGACACAATCACACATCGCAGCAGTCAGGTTGTTACAGACTATTGAGGAAATCGAAAACTACGATTATACGATAGGTTATCCGGTAAAGTTGAGCTTTCTGGGATAACCAGTTTTGAAGTTGTATGCTTCAATTTCTTCTTTTGTTTCTAATTGATTGATAGCGTTGATATGCCTTTGTGTTGTGTCATAGCACGCAAGGGCATATAATTCTAGTTGTTGTAACATGTCAATAGCTCTTTCGATTGATAAGACAAACTTTGTATCACCAATCCAGATACTTGTTTTAGACCGACCAGATTCTCTTTCAATATTAATTGAGTTCATAAGCCCTACACGAGTACTCTTATTCAGCCAGCCAAATACTCCGTTTATATTGAACTGATTCACCGCTTCAGATGAATCGTGTAACCGTAATTCATCAAGCTTTTGCTCTCTGATTTCTTCGATAGTAGCCTCATGTACAACTAAGATCGGATATCCTTTTTTACTTTCAGCTATGAATAACCCTGCTGATTGCCCCACTAATAGCTGATTGTAATACTCCTCCGTTATTTCTATTGAACCTTCCTGGGGTTCGTCGTAGAATCCTTGTTTCCAATACTTCATAATGATTATTTTATTTATTTCCAACGTCCAATAGCAAACCAATTAAAGCCACCCCAAAATGCACCGTTATTCGTATCTGTCGAATGGTACAAGCCGAACATTAAAAATGAAGATTTGTTTTGGGTCCAGACATCTCCTGTATAATTTGTCGTATCATCTACAGTTCTCTTCATTGTAACCAATACGGAATAATTAGTATCATAAAAGGATGTCGGCAGATATATTGTTTTATTCCGTCCTGATGAGCTGCTGTATCCCCATTGCATTAATAGTCCATTAGAATATTTTACATAGCCATTTTGTCCTAAATTATCATTAATGATTTGAATCGCCTTAGTTCCGAGAGAACTTTGCGTAATAATGACTACAATTATGATTACCAATTTTCTACTAAAATTATTCATAAATATTTTGATGTTATGATATTTATACTATTTCCACCTACCTATGGCCAGCCAATTCCAAGGTTCTCCTGCTGCTCCACCTTGCTGTACACTAAGGATAACCAGAGAAGATCTATTCTTTATTCTTATTGTTTTTACAACAGCGACTTGAAGGCTTGCATTAGCTGTTATTGTATTAGTTACTACTGTATAATTTGTATCGTAAAATGAGGTATTTAAATATATGGTCTGTGTACCAGCCACAGCAGATGCATATCCCCATTGAATCATTAAGCCGTCTGGCAACTTATAATATCCGTTTTGGGACAGATTTTTTGTTGAAACATTGGAAAAATCTTTCAACGCGGCATTTGTCCCGAGAGAACTAAAGTAAAAACAGCTCAAACAATGAGTGAAACAATTACTGTTTTAGCACTAAATTTCTCTTATTCACGACAATAGTTTTAATGTCGTATATTCAGCTCTGTTATTCTCTGAATTTATTCCCCGGCTCCTTACCTTTACAATAACAGATGATTCCGGTGATTTCATCCAAGCATTTATATTTTATGATATAATTCAAATCAGGAGATATGGTAACTTTATATAATGGTGATAAGGAAATAAAAATCGAAGTATGGGATGAAAGCTACTCTTATGAAGCTATCATGGGAGAAGATACACTCACTTTGTATTTTTCTCATCCGGGATACTTGGAAATACCGGTCGGCTCTTGGTGTGACTTCTACGGAAAGCGTTATTCTTTGAAGAAAGATAGCAATTTCAAGAAAAACGGTGAACGTAACTATGAATATATACTTGTCCTTGAGACTGCTAAGGCTGATACAATGTTGTGGAAAGTACTCCATACCGTTGACAGAAACATTAAGTTCTCATATACGGCCAAGGCACATGAACACCTACGTCTACTCGTTGAGAACCTGAACCGCCGGGATACCGGGTGGAAAGTCGGTGGTTGTATCGAGGGAACTGAGAAAGTAATCAACTATAATCATACCTATATCCTTGATGCTCTTAATCAGCTAGCAGATACGTATGAAACAGAATGGCAGATTACCGAAGAGAACAATATAAAGACAGTTCACCTGCGTAAAGTTGAGTATAACAAGGAGAATCCTTTGAAACTGTCGTATGGTAAAGGCCATGGCTTTAAGGTCGGTGTTGGTCGCGAATCCGGGGATATTCCACCCGAAATCATCTTCGTGGAAACCTCTGATCGCAATATTGATTACTCGACATACGGAGCTAAGAATCTGTTGCTTCCAAAATCTAAGACCCTTGTTTACGAAGGACGGACGTATAAAACAGACGCGGACGGGACTTGTGTTATGCGTGCTGACAAGGAACTGACTACCGCCAAAGAAGATAGCTTGGACTGCACGGCTATTTATCCTTCCCGTGTCGGTACTGTTAGTTCTGTGATTGAAGTGAATAAGGATAAGAACTTCTTTGACTTTATAGACAAAGACATACCTGAAGATTTAAACTTCGAAGATTGCCTGATAGCAGGTGAGAATATGACAATTGTCTTCCAAACCGGTATGCTTACAGGCAAGGAGTTTGAGGTGAAGTATATCCATGAAGCGAAAGATCAGAAAGCAGCACGCCGCTTCGAAATTGTTCCGCAGGAAATTGACGGTATTACTATGCCGGAGCCGGAAGTCTGGCGACCGAAAGCTGGTGATACATACGCAGTGTTCGGAATACAATTGCCGAAGGCTTATATCTGTAATGACAGCACACAAACAGGTGCGAGCTGGGAAGCTTTCAAAGAAGCTGCAAAATACCTGTATGAACATGAAGACAAACAATTCACTTTCACCGGAACTTTGGATGGAATTTGGGCGAAAAAACGTTGGTTACAAATAGGTGGAAAGATTGTACTGGGTGGATATGTGAACTTCTCTGATACACAGTTTCATCCGAAAGGTTCTCTTATCCGTATGATCGGAATTAAACGCTATGTCAACAATCCGTATTATCCGGAGATTGAGTTGTCAAACGAGCCGGTCGGCACGTCTGTTACAAGCGAACTGGAAAAGATTGAGACGAATGAAGTAGAGGTAGACGTTAAGCATAAGGATGCCTTACAGTTTACTAAAAGACGGTTCCGCGACGCAAAGGAAACAATGTCTATGCTTGAAGATGCTTTCTTAAACTTCTCATCTTCCATAGATCCGGTAGCTGTTCACACTATGCAGTTACTCGTAGGTGATGAAAGTTTGCAGTTCCGCTTTGTCAGATCCAAAGCAGTCCCAGTACAAGTATCGCATAACATCACTTACAATATCAGCACAAAAGTTCTACACTCGCCTGCTGGTATTATCCAACACATGACGTTAGGAATAAAAACAGTGTCGTCTGAACACAAAGCGGATGAATACAAATTTTGGGATATGGTTGAATACAGTTCCCCGGCACTTATTGATCCGGCAAAGAAATATTATCTGTATGCCAAAGTTAGCAAAGAGAATCAGACCGGAACATTCCTTCTAAGCGAGACGGCTATCAAAATGGAACAGATAGCAGGATATTATCACTTACTAACCGGTATCCTAAACAGTGAGTATGAAGGTGAACGCAGCTTCGTTGAGTTGTACGGATTCACGGAAATCTTGCCGGGACGAGTAACAACAGAACGAATCATATCACCAGACGGAAAGACGTACTTCGATTTGGTAAAAGGGGAAATAGGCGGAAATATTCAAATTAAAGCCGGTTCCTCCGGATTGGAGAATCTGTCTGAATGGGAAGCTGCTCATCAGGAAATAAAGGACGCAGCTAAAGCGGCCAAGGACGCTGCTGATTCTGTCGAAGGATTGCATAACTATGTAGATGGAGCCTTCGCTGATGGCCTTATTGACGAAGCAGAGGCAAAAGCTATTGAAAAATATATCAATACTATCAACAACACTAAACAAGCTATCGAAGCAACTTACAATAAGCTCTACACGAATGTTTATTTATCCGGCCCCGCAAAAGTTGGCTTGCTTAATGCTAAGGTTAGTTTAATGGGAAGTATTGAAAGTCTGATTAATGCTATCAATACCGCAATTTCCGATGGATTCACGACAACGGAAGAAAAGAAAGACGTGGATAGTAAATTCACTTTTTTTAATTCTGCCTATGCTGATTTTAATACTGCTGTTGAAGCCGCCAATAAAGCTATACAGGATAAATTGAAGGACTATTCAGATGAAGCTTTAAGACAGGCTGTGCAAGCTTTAGAAGACGCTGCTAATGCAGCCAAGGCTGCACAAGATGCAGCCGATTCAGTAGAGGGCCTTCATGACTATGTAAACGGTGCTTTTGCCGACGGCATTATAAACGAGGCGGAAGCGAAAGCCATTGAAAAATATCTGAATACAGTCAAAAATACGAAATCTGCCGTTGAAGCTACATATAATAAACTATATGTAAACACCTATTTGGAAGGATCTGCAAAAACAGCCTTACTTAATGCCAAGGTATCTTTATCCGGTGCTATTGATAATCTTATGGCTGCAATCAATACAGCTATTGCAGACGGACAAACGACTGTAGAAGAAAAGAAAAACGTCGATGATAAGTTTACTCTATTCAACTCTGCTTTCGCTAGTTTTAATACAGCTGTTGAAGAAGCAAACAAAGCTATTCACGACAAACTGAAAAGTTATTCCGATGAGTGTACAGCCGATTTGAAAGTACTCAATACTCAAATCTCCGCACAAGTGACACGGGTCGATAGCTTAACACAGAGGATAGACACAGCCGGGTGGATAACGACTTCCGACGGCAATAAGATATATGCTTCTAAAGAGCTGGAAAACGGTAATACGCTTATATCTTATATTAACCAAGCAGCAGGTGAGACGACGATTCATTCGTCTAAAATTAATTTAGAAGGAGCTGTTACCTTCACAGCACTTCATAGTAATCTGCAGACAGTAATCAATTCAAAAGTAGATCGTTCCGGTTTGGGTGGATTAGCATTCAAAGATGCTGTAGAAGCAGCACAACTTGGAAGTACTATTATCATAGGAGGGTATCTGAATACCGATTTGATAAAGGTCCGCAGGATTGATGCTGATTCTGGATTTATTGGTGGTTTTACTCTTGAGGAGGGGCGTCTTATCTGGACACGCTCTAGTTATTTCGGAGGGACTTCGCGCAGTTTAAAACTTGGCTCTGGCAGGGCTAAGGAAGGTGTTGTAAATGTGACCTTTGATGCTGCTACAGACGGAAATTTTGGAGTAGCTGCTATTGGCGCATCTTTTGGGGGAAGTGCGGCTATATATGGCTCTTCCCATTCTGATAATCCTAAGTATCCAAGCGATTATATCTATGCGGGATTCTTCGACGGAAATGTAAGCGTACTAGGAGATGTCTCTGCAAATGGATTCTTTCCACGGAACGGGAACGGTGCTGTAATGAATGTTTTATCCGATGTATGGATTACTAATCTGGATTCTCCTGGAAAGATTTATAAGCAAAAGATACATATAGTAAAAGGTATGGTGGTAGAAATGACTAATACATAAAATAGAAATGAAAGTAAATTTAAACAGAAACTTACTAGACTTTAGAGGTCGGGAGTTTATCGAATTGGTGAATGGTAAAGAAAGTAAGAAATCCCTTCGCGATTTGGTTGCAGAGGCATTATATGCAGCTGGTTCTAACCCACGGAAGAACATGGAAACTTCCAAGAAGTTACGAGCGTACAAGATGCTGCAACAAATTATTAACAATCGTGGGGTGCTTGATATTGAAACGGAAGATGCTGCTTTATTAAAAGAAATTTGTGGAGAGTATCTAACCGCAGGGACATACGGACAGATTTATGATTTAATAGAAGGAGGAAACAAAGAATGAACATTACAGCAACAAACAGTACTGCGACAACCAAAGTTACGGGAGCTATCAGGATTAAGTACAGAATATCAACTCGTGGTACCGAAGCGGTGAAAGATATTACTGCCGAGATTGTCAAAGATGAAACGACTGTCGGCTTCTTCAATATTTCGCGAAATGGAGTAACCGGATTCTCGCTACATGAGGATCATGGGCTAACTTCTGGCGAAGTGAAACAAGTATTTCAGACAGCTATTGATGATTGTAGCGAGGTATTAAAATAAAGTATTAATATTTTAGATAAAAATGATATGGATTATTTCAAAAACTTACTTATTGGATTGGTTACCGGTATAGCTGCTTATCTCAATCCTATCTCTGGGGAGATCAAAAGTCTTATTGCTGTATTTGCCCTCAATTTCATTTGTGGACTGCTTACTGCACTCCTTATCAATCATGAGAGTTTTTCTTTTAAAAAGGCTTGGAGGTGTATCGTAGAAGCAACTATTTTCTTTGCCTTGGTTAGCTGCATCTACTTTATTGGTGAACACAAAGGAAATCCGGAAGGTGCGCTACAATGCGTATCATTCATTACGTATAGCGTATTCTACTTCTACGGGGTAAATATTCTAAGGAATATCAAAGAAATTCTACCCAACTCTAGCAATGGCTACAAGGTAGTAGCTTTCTTGCACTATGTATTAAGTGTCGAGTTTATAAAGAATATCCCTTATCTAACGAACTATTTACAAAAAGGAGATACCAAATGATTGAAGTATTGGAGTTTATTTTTCAAGATTTTTGGCATTGGCTAGGATCTGTTATTATGATAGCTATCATTTGCAATATTAACTTGATTAAAGTTGCCCCAATAACAAATAAAAAGGAAAATAAGAATGAAAACTATTGATGCTATTATCATCCATTGCTCAGCCACACGTGCTGGGCAAGATTTACGAGCCAAAGATATTGACCGGATGCACCGGGCTCGGGGATTCAATCAGATCGGTTATAACTTCGTCATTGACCTTGACGGAATGGTAGAAGAGGGTAGACCTTTAACGATTGACGGAGCTCATTGCAATACGAAAGGATTTAGTGATTCATCCTATAACAGACATTCCATTGGCATCTGTTATATCGGCGGTCTGGACGCATCCGGAAAGGCGGCAGATACACGTACTCCAGTTCAAAGGACAGCACTACGTGAATTAGTCTCGAAGCTCTGTAAGGAATATCCTATAATTGAAGTACTCGGACACCGTGATACTTCGCCAGATCTAGACGGCAGCGGAGAGGTAGAGTCTAGGGAATATATCAAGGCTTGTCCCTGCTTTGATGTAAGGAGTGAATTTTCTAATTTTCTTCGTAATACAGTGATCCGGCCATGAAAACGCTAATTTATATAATCATATTCCTGATGTCGGGAATATGGTTTGCTTCCTGTAAAACGTCTCATAACATTGAGATGCAAAAGCAGATTGACTATTCAGAGGATTTCTTGTATTTGCGAAACTCAATTGAATCACTACGACTGGATGTGAATAAGCAAACGAAAGTTACTACTGACAAGTTGAGTGATCTGAAAATTGAGAATAAAACAGTTTACTTGTCGCTTCCAGATTCAACCGGGAAACAATACCCTATTAAAGAAAGTACCACTACCGCCTCCAAGCAGGAACAAGAATGGACCGAAGTTTATGAAACATTATCTATTACTTTGCAGCAATTTTTGAATCGACTTGATACTATAAGTAACAAAGTAAATGCTTTAATGAGTCAGAAAGAAACTGTTGTAGAACTATCGTGGTGGGATACACATAAAGACAAAGTGTATTGTGCTATTATTATCTTATTGATAATCTTTTTTTTACTTTATTGTATAAAAAACAAGTAATACATATAGGACTTGGTTCTTGCAGATTGGAGGATAGCAAAAAGCGAATAATATTGAATATAGAATTAATCAAAATTTTACTATATTTGCATTTAAGTAATCACCTTATTATTGACAAGAATATGAATAAAAGAAATATAATAATCGTAACAATCTCTATTGCAACAAGTATAGTATGTATTGCATTAACATTTTGGGGGAACATTAAAAATGATGGTACTATAACAACTGATGCTTTTATTGGTATTATAGCCTCGCTAATCGGAGTATGTGTAACGATTGTTGTTGGTTTCCAAATCGCTAGTTTCCTTGAGTTACGAGAGGTAAGAAAGCAGGTGGAACAAGTAGAAAAACAACGTACAGAGCTTGAAGTATACAAACAATCTGTAGCTAGTGACCTCCATGTGGCAAAAGCCGGAGTTGCAAATGCATTTGGTATTTTGTCAGTAGTAGAAAGAGGAACATTGCTTGGATTTGCAGCACGGGTAAGTTCAATTATATGTGATAATCTACATTCAACACCTGGAGACATTTTGCTTACGAGATATCAGCAATTATATTCAGAAACATCTTATTTTTTACAAACTGATGACTATATTGAAACGATATATCCCATAATTAATAATCTTAAATATATTGATATGCCCAAAGGCAAAGAGCGATATAATGAAATAATGAAGTTGCATTTCGAAATTATTTCTTTGGTAGAAAATGCAAGACAGACAGTTGATAATAAAGTAGAATAACTATAGTAGAATGGCCTATTAATATGATATTGAAATTATTGTATCATCTCTCTACAGGGAAAAGTTGCTAGATTTTGGGGTTGAGAGACAATCTACTATTTATTCCATTAAGAATGAGCCTCGACTAGGTGTAGTCGGACTTTTATTTTTTCTAAAGCAAATGTTTTACAAAAAGAATATTTATCCGTATATTTGTGATAGTTTGAAGTACTTTATTTGACTATCAACGAATTATATTCAA